TAGTCGGTTCTGCAGAAATGCTAAAAATCCTAAGTCCCTCATTGAAGAAAATCGCTCTCAAGTCGTGTGAGACTCGGCTTGAGGGTGTTTTTTTACGTATATGCGTTGAGGTGTTCTTACAAAACGGCGGTAACTGTAGTATAACGTATGAAAATCGTACATGTATGGAAATTGTATCTCCTTGTGCAAGTTCCAACCAGATGATAAAGCCATCAAATAGAATGCCTAATGCCGGAGAATAGACGGGATTTAGCGGGAAAAGGCGGGATTTAATGGAAAAAATATGAAAGAGGGATTACATAGTGTGTAATTAAATGACCGGTATTTTCTTGTAAATTATTGTAAAAAAAACTGCTTCTTTTTAATAACCATTATCTGACATTCAATATAAAAAAATACTAGGCTCTTTAAGTGAGAGACACGGTAAGGAGCCGCTATGCTTAAACTACACATCATCCGGTATGTAGAATCTTATGATTTTAAAGTCGAACCGGATAAACCTGATAGCTTTTCAAATAACTGAAAAAATAATAGCCTCGACGATTTCATTTTGCTGAATGATGATACGGAGCTTTTCAAATGCAAATGTCAGAGCGTTGCAAATTATTGCTTCGGTGATATGCTGCCCGGAGATACTGTTTCTTACGGAGACAGCATTGCCGCCGGAGATTTTACCGTGTGGTGCTTCGTGCCTCCGCGGAAATTTCATGGACAAATCCACGCTATTACGCAGACGGTCGATATTGACGGACAAAAAATTGACCGTAACGCGATGCAGACTACGAAAGGCGGCTACCAGACCGGCCGCTGGCTGATACATGATCGGTTCTCATTTTCAAAAGGAACAGACACGACCTACGCATGGAGCGCGGGCTGCTTTATTCTCTCATCCAAAGACTTGGAATATTTCAATCAAACACTAAAAGCACACGGCGTACAAGCCGGAGACGAAATAGCAGGTATCTTATCCGTACAAGGAGGGGTACTCTAACACTGCTGACAAATCGTCTCAAGGGATTTTAAAGAATCTCGCTATTTTGAAGATCTTATGAAGCGGCTGGAGAGATACCGCCGCTTAAAAACAAAAACTCATAACGGAGGTAGCATTGTGGAACAACAAGCAGGAACAAAAAAGGAAATCAGCATGAAAACCGTGTCAAACATTATGGCGAGAGTTGGTATTTTACTGGTTATCGTTTCATTTGTCTTGAATGCGTGCGGCATTACGCATATTACAATGAGTGATGCACTGCTCGCTGGAGGCTTTTGCAAGGGGGTGTTTTTACCGGTTGATGCGTCGATCTGGATAAACAATATCTTCAAAGGGAAATCCGGCGATGTTCGCTAAGATAAAACAGGTAGGCATTATTCTTTGGGCGGTCATCGCTTCGGCGGCTGCCGTTATCGGGTTTATCCTGCTAAACCGCCGTAGTAAAGAAGATGAGCAAACAATAAAGGAGAAAGCGCATGAAGCAAAAGAACATACGAGACAAGAAATTGAACAAACGCCTGCGAGCGATCTTGCTGCTGCTTCCGCTTGTGCTGACACTTTACGCCGAGAAAAGCAATCCATCACCGACCGCTTCCGGCTCGAAGTTCGGCATCGACTTAACGAGAAACTACACGGGGCTGGAAGTTCAGGAACTCCTTGATATTGTCGTTGAAGAAGCGGAAAAGAGTATCACGGAAGCGTATAACGCAGGGTATAAACAAGGCGTGCTTGAATATAAGCCTGACGTTGCGTATTGGAAAACACAAGCGGAAGGCTTTGAAACGCTTTTAAAAGCGGAACGGCGTAAAAAATGGCTATGGAGTTTAGGCGGGGCAAGTATCGGATTGGCAGGAGGAGTCGGCATCGGAATTGCGCTGCAATTACAATAGCCTTACATGGTGCACAAATGGAAATAGTCAAATTTATCCTTGCCTGTATCGACAGCTTCATAGCCACGACCGGATTTTTCGGCGGGCTTTGGGCAAATCATAAAAAGAAGGTTGAAGCAAAAATAGCCGGCGTACAAAACTCCGCCGATGCAAAGATTAAAAAGCAGGAAGAGCGCATCGAAAAACTTGAGGACGTCGTGGCAGAGCTTCAAAAGACCGTAAGTGATGGACTCGGCCAGCGGCTCAGTAATATCGAAGGAGAGATGAAAGGCATGAATAATATTTTAAAGCAGATTCAAGGCTGGTTCATCAATAACACACCGCGGAGATAGCCGACACAAACAATGCGCAGAAAGGAGATTTAAGGAAGATGGAACATATATTTTTACCGAACCAACGCAGTATCATTTTGCAGGGACTTGAAAAAGACGCAAGCAGGACGCTTTCAAACGAAATGCTCCAGCGGCTTTTAAAAACATACGGACATACGGTCAGTCTCGCTGATGTGAATACACTGATCAATTGGCTTGAAGTGCGCGGCTTTGTTATGGCAGAGCGGCTTTCTGATAAAGGTCTTGTATTAGCGCACCTTACCCGCGCAGGGCTGGATGTCGCACTTGGCTACTGCCGAGTAGAGGGCATTGAGCCGCCTTTCATGGGTTAAGTGCTTTACAAGAGGGAAAACGATGGGACAGAAAAGCGCCGTTGATAAGCTGCCTGAACCGTTACGCAAGCGCCTGATTGAACTGCTCAACCGGCCGGATGTAACGCAGCTTGAAATCGTTGATGCCATCAATGCAGAGGCGGGAGAGCCGCTGATCTCAAAAAGCTCACTTAACCGCTATGCACTTAGAATGAAAAAATTTGCCGAAAAAAACCGGCAAGCCCGCGAGGTTGCGGAAGCCTATTTGGAAAAGTACGGCAGCGACACGCGGAACAAGCTGGGTAAAGTAGTAAATGAGCAGATACGGCTTGTCGCTTTTGACCTTATCTGTGAATTGGAGGAATTAAAGGAAAGCAAGGATGTTGATCCGAAGCTGATGACCGAAGTGATTTTTAAAGTCTCCCGCGGATTAAAGGAATTGGAACACGCTGAAAAACTCAATGCCGAGCGGGAAGATGCCATCAAAGAACTCATCCTCAAAGAGACGGCAGCAAAGGTTGAAGCGGTTGGGAAGAAAAAAGGCGTGAGTAAAGAGGCAATGGAAACCATTCTTGCCGAAGTGTTTAGGATACAAGCATGACCATCTCGGAAGCATTAAGCAAAAACATCTTGCTTGACTACCAAAGCCGCTGGCTCAAAGACACGGCAAAGGTAAAGGTCTGGGAAAAAAGCCGCCGTATCGGAGCTTCGTATGTAGAAGCGCTCTATGCAGTATTACTGGCAGCGCTTTCACGCACTGACGGCGGGATGAACTGTTACTATCTTTCGTATGCAAAAGAGATGACGCAGCAGTTTGTCAATGATGCCGCATTTTGGGCAAAGCTATTGAACATCGCCTGTTCCGATATGGAAGAAACGGTGATTAAAGATGAAGATAAAGACATTACCGTTTATAAAATCCGCTTTGATTCAGGGTTTGAGATTTGGGAACTGCCGTCTGTACCGCGCTCGCTTCGCTCAAAACAGGGACATGTCGTTATTGATGAGGCGGCATTCTGTGATGATTTATCGGAACTATTAAAAGCAGCGTTAGCGCTTTTGATGTGGGGCGGCTCGGTTTCCATTTTAAGCACCCATGACGGAGAAGATAATCCGTTTAATGATTTAGTCAAAGAGATTCACGATGGGAAAAAAGAGTACTCCCTGCACCGCACCACGATTGATGATGCTTTGAGCGATGGCTTATACAAGCGCATTTGTGAAGTCAAAGGAGAGGTATGGAGTGCGGAAAAAGAAGCAGCGTGGCTTGCTTCGCTCATTAAAGATTACGGCGATGGCGCGGATGAAGAATTATATTGTGTGCCGCGTGCAAACGGGACGCAGTATTTCCCGCGTTCCCTCATTGATAGCGTCAAAAAAGATGCGCCGGTATTCCGGTTTACCGAAAGCGATACCTTCACATTTGAAAGCGAGTGGAAGCGGGAGCGTACTATTCAAAAATGGTTCAAAGAGATAAAGCCGGTTTTACAAGGAACGCGCAATCCGGTTGTTATCGGCGAAGACTTTGCCCGCTCCGGAGACTTAACCGTTATCTGGCTTGATGAAATACTCAAAGAAAGTGTTTCCCAAACGCTCTGCGTCATTGAATTACGCAATATTCCGTTTGCCCAACAATGGCAGCTGATACAGCTTGTCGGAAATACCGTGAGTAATTTGGAAGGCGCCGCCTTTGACTCACGGGGAAACGGACAAATGATTGCCGAACTTGCCGCGCAGGAATGGCCGGGGTATGTGTATCAAGTGATGCTTTCACGCAAATGGTATGCCGAGTATTTTCCCCAATTAAAAAGCGCGTTTGAAGAAAAAACGGCAAGCGTGCCAGATGATCTTTTTATCCGTGATGATTTTACAGTGGTAAAAGTCGTACAGGGAGTGCCGCTTGTTACGGATCGCACCGGATCCAGCAGGGTAAGACGGCACGGCGATGCGTGTATCGCAAAAGTAATGGCTCACTATGCAGCGCTGCAAAGCTATGAAGCAGGGTATCAGCCCTACGCGTATGAGCCGGTTAAAACAAGAACGACATTTAGGCTAAAAGGAGTTGATCCATGGGATGGCTGGGACGATTAACCGGCAAAGCCGGAAGCACTACAGAACGCAAAAACACGCACGGTTTAACCGAACAGCGAGCAACGCCGGTTGCCAACTCTAACCGCAACTTATGGTCGGGCGGTTTAGTTGCCGGGCTTACCCCGGAGAAGCTGGCATCTCTTTTAGATACGGTACGCCGCGGAGACGTTCCGGCGGAGTATTTGGAGATTGCCGGAGAGTTGGAAGAGCGCGATGCGCATTACCGCTCAGTGCTTTCAACCCGCAAACACGCCGTTGAAGGACTGGAACTGTATGTGCAAGCAGGAAGCGATGATAAAGAAAGCCTTGCAATCGCCGATGCCGTCAGTGAAGATATTGCGCAGCACGCCGATTGTATGGATTTAATTAAAAACACGCTCGACGCTTTAGGCAAAGGCTTTAGCGTCAATGAAATTATCTGGGAGACTTCCGGCTCGCGGTGGAAACCGCAAACCTTTTACTTCCGTGATCCGCACTGGTTCGCGTACGATAAAGAAACGGGTGTACTATCGCTTCGGGATCCTTACAGTATGGAGCTGCATCCGCTTGAGATGTACAAGTTTATCGTGCATGAGCCGAACCTGCTAAGCGGCAAGCAGATTACCTCCGGTTTGAGTTTTACCGCGCTCTTTTATTGGCTGATTAAAACGTATGACGTAACAAGTTGGGCAGCATTCGCCGATCGATTCGGCTATCCGGTGAGAATCGGCAAATACGGACGCAAGGCAACAAAAGAAGATATTGCAACCTTAAAGCGTGCCGTTGCAGCAATCGGCGCAGATGTCGGAGCGGTGATCCCCGATTCAATGCTTATCGATATTATCGAAAGTAAAACAACGGCGAGCAATGCAACCGTTTATCAAGACATTGCCGAGTGGGTTGATAAGCAGCTTTCAAAGCTGGTGCTCGGACAGACGGCAAGCGCCGAAGGCACTCCGGGCAAGCTCGGAGACAGCCAAGACCAGCAGACGGTTAGACAGGATATTTTAAAAGCAGATGTGCGCCAGCTTGAGCAAACCTTAAACCGCGACTTTGTTATCCCGTATGTCAATTTTAATTTCGGCGAACAGGAACGCTATCCGAAACTTCGCATCAAATACGTCGAACCGAAAAACGTACAGCTCATTGTCGATTCCGTTACCAAACTCGTGCCGCTGGGGTTAAAAGTAAAGGCGCAGGAAATGCATACGCTGTTAGGGCTTTCTGCTCCGGAAAAAGATGATGAAATACTCACTGCGCCGAATCCGTATCAAACGGAACTGAATACGCACGGGGCGCTCTCCGGCTCCATTGCACTCAATGCAAGTGATGTTTCTTCCTACGCAAGCGATGATGATGAACTGCCGGAAGAAAACGAGCAAGACTTTATCGCTATTACCGACGATATTGCAGCAGTACTGGAACAAGCAGCGGATAAAGCGACCGATTTTACGAGCTTTGAAGCGGAACTTGAAAAGCTGGTAACCGGTTGGAGCCCTGAAAAAATAGCCCGCACAATGGCAATCGCATTTTTTAAGGCACGCGCCGAAGGTGATGCCAATTTTGATAAGGAAGATGAATAAATGCCTGAGTCTCTTATCCCCGAAGATGCGCTCAACTACATCAAAGATAAAAATTTACAAGTCGGTTTTTCGTATAAGGATGTCTGGAACGAAGAACACGCTACCGCTTTTACTGTTGCAAAGGCTATGCAGCTTGATGTATTAAGCGATATAAAAAAGGCGGTTGAAAAAGCGCTTGAAGAAGGGCACAGCTTTGAACACTTTAGAAAGAATTTAAAGCCGACACTGCAACAGAAAGGCTGGTGGGGCAAAAAGAAGATGACCGATCCGCTTACCGGAGCAGAAATTGATGCACAGCTCGGAAGCGACCGGCGGCTTAAAATCATCCGTGATGTCAATTTACGCAGCGCTTTTCAGTATGCACAATACAAGCGCACAATGGAAAGTCCTTTGCACCCCTATTTTATGTACCGTGTCGGCAATGCCCGCAAACACCGTGAGCAGCATCTCGCATGGGACGGCCTTATTTTACCGAAGGATGATCCGTTCTGGGATAACCATTTTCCGCCAAAAGAGTTCCTTTGTAAGTGCTACACACGGGCAGTCTCGGAGCCGAGAAAAGAGCGCTATGAACGGGACGGCATAAAGATACCACCGAAAGTCGACGGCTCAGGAGGCGGAATCCTCAGGGTAAAAACCGAAGCGCCGCCGGAAGAATACCGCACATATTTTAATGAGCGTAAAGGAACTATTGAACGTATTCCCAAAGGTGTTGCTCCGGGTTTTAACTGGAGCCCAGGGAAGATGAGTAGAAATACTGCCGTTTTAGCGGAGTGTATAAAAAAAGCATCTGATAAAATACCGGAACAGTTTAATGCCGTTGTACAAACCTTAATGACAAACACTGCGGCAAAGGCTGCACATATTGATTTTATTGATAATGCCGTATCACGTACCCTTGATAAAAAGTATATGACGCCGGTCGGCTTCTTGGATCAAAAGACACAAGCTGCGCTCGCAAAAGAGAATATCCATATCGGTAATCAAAATCTTATCTTCTTGGAAGCCGGATTAGTGCAGAGTGCTAAATACTTTAAGCGCCACGCAGAAACCGGCGATGCTCCCGATGTGTTTGATTGGTATAACATCATGGATTATCTTATTGATGCATCAATCTATTATGACGGTGAAAAAACTTATTTTCTTAAAGAAAAAAACTGAAAGTAAATATATGAAAATCGCCGTCGATGTGAGTATGAAAAATAAGGGACATAAAGGCGTTTCTTTAATGCTGCCTAAAATCGATACGATGTATGAACTTGACCTTTCAACCGAACTTGATAGAGGCCGTAATGAATATCAGCGTATCATCGAAATGAAGAAAATACGATGA